CCAATCCAAATGCGACACTCAGCAATTAGTTCACGCAGTCTGGCGACTGGCAAATTCTTTAGAAACTGCTGGGTTATCTGTTCTTCGCCATCAACTCCGACTTGCACAACTTCCTCAGAAATTAATGCTAACAATTCTTTCCAATAAGGGTAATTTTTTGGATTAGTTTTGCCATTTTGTAATGGTTTGGCAAATGGGGCAATTAGTATCATAGGTATAACTTCCTATAGGCATCCTCAAGGCTACCTTTCCAATTCCATTGCGCCATCTTTTTATAGATATTCCAGCGGTCTAAATTCCCAAATAACGCTTGAGCTTCCGCAATAGATTTGCCTGGGACAATATCTGGATAGCAAGTGAAAACAATAGGATTAGGCACATCAGGTAATACATGACTAAAAACAATATGGTCACCAGCACCACAATTAAGCACCACAATGGTATTGTCGCTATAACCGACAATGTTTCTAAAGATGTTCTCATCATGTGCATACATATCCTCTCTGGATTCGCTACGGATGCCGCCCCCAGCCTTTAAATGCCAGGTTGTTGCATGGGGAGCAACTAAAACTTTGTATCCTTTTTGATACATTCCATAAGTAAATAGCGTTTCTTCCCGATGGGCTACACGAGATAAGCCTAAGTTATAGTCATTTACCCCAGCACGATATAAGAATGAGCAATGCAGATGTTCAACTTGCTTAATCTTTTCTATTTTTCCCCATTGAATATTGGGCTCTTTATCAATATCGGCAATTTTTCCTGTGGATTCTGATGTATCAAATACATTAGGCATGGTAAGAATTGATCCACCAGCTGCGCCTACATTCTTAATTTCTGTGGCGTAACTATGTAAATTTTGTAATACATTTGGCTCTGGAATGGCATCATCATCTACACGCCAAACCCATTTATATCCCATCTCATTCGCTTTTTGATGGATGTGATGCTGACCTTTTTTATCGGCAAATAACCATTCCCATTTAATGCCCTTGTAATCTAATATTTGAAATATGTGCTGATATATAGGGTTTTCCCGCATATCTTCGGGATTGTCGTTGTCATCGAATATAACCAGCTTATCAGGGCTTTTAGTCTGATTGGTTATAGCCATCAAAACCATTGGCAAAGTCGTGGTATATCGCCCTCTGGTGGCTACAGAGCATAATATTTTATTAGACTGCATTTATTTTATTTTGTGATATTTTTTAGCAGTCCGTTGCGCCTTCGTACTGGCTAAAAGTCTTTAATACGCTATAGATTGCAGGAATTAAATCACCTTTTAAATCTTCAATAGCGATGTAATGAGCATCTTCACGCACAGTAGACAAATTCTGGTGTCTTGCATCTTCGTTGTAATAGATTGCCACTTGAACCTGAACTTGGTCTTTTGTGCCAAAGAAGTTAGTAATTCTAGCGTAGGCTTGAGGAGCTGGTACGCCAAACTGGGTTGATGCTAAATTTAATTGTAATGCCATGATGTTGCTCCTTTTGTTTAAAAAATGCGCTATTAATATACCATTAGTTGAGTTTAGGGGTTATTTATAATCCATTAGTAAGTCATTTCTGTTGTGCGAATTTGGCAAACTGTACGAATAGTCGTACTAGCCTGTCCTGTGAATGTTACTGCTAAACCACCATTAGTTGTGTCTGCTGTGGCGGTTACTGTCCAAGTTGCCGCACCTGCATCAGCATATAAAGAAGTAACTGTAGGAGTACCGACAAGTGCAGTAGAGGCAGCGTTAGCACCTCTTTTAATTACTCCTTCAATACTCCAGCCTTTAGTATTACCACCCCCAGTTACTCCAGAGATAACTTCGCCTTTAAAGAAATAAGCAGAGTTATTAGGTAGGATTACTTGGTTTGTTGTTCCTGCGGAATTGGTGTCGCTTGTTAATACTGTAACTGTAGCATCTGTGGTTTGCCTTGCAAGTACTAAAAATCCGAATTGAGATGCACCATTGGTACTTGATATAGGCACATTACAAGGAGATGAAGCTATATATCCAATTAAGCCCCTAGTGGTTGCACTATTTCCCCCAATCGTTGCAGAATAAGCAGAATTGGCAATATTGTATGCGCCACCAGCAACAGAAGCCGCTGCTCCTGAAGCTGTATTTTGTAAACCGCCACCAACAAAACTATAACTACCTGAAGCAGTATTTGTTGTGCCACCACCAACTGTTGAATAAATTGAACCACTAGCGGTATTTTTAAATCCTCCAGCCACTACAGACCAATCACCTGAAGCCACATTCCTATTAGCCGCAGTACCAGCATCACCACCACCACCGATAAATGAATAACTACCAGTAGCTTGGTTGTTTCCTCCTCCTACGACTACTCCATGAGGAGTATAGAAAGATAGAGTTGGCGTTCCTGTAGCGTTAGCGTTTTGAGAAAGGGTAAGGGATGTTCCGCTGATGGCTGCTACATAGGTGTAGTTTACAATGCCTGTGCCTGTGATTAATTGACCAACTTTAATAGCTGCATTGCTACCACTTAATGTAACTGCTGTGCTTCCGCTTGTTACACCATTGCTTGCAGCGGCTTGGGTAGTTACTGCTGAACTGCTTGTTCCACTATTATTTGAACCGCCACCAACAAAGTTAAAATTTCCTGCCGCAGAATTTGTGTAGCCACCTACAGTAACAGCATAATCTCCGCCACCTACAGTATTAGTGCTTCCACCACCAATAAAAATACCATTTCCACCAGTTGCGGTATTATTTACTCCTCCTACAACTGTTGAATAAAAAGAAGAAGATGTATTTCGTGTTCCGCCCGCAATAGTAGAATATGAACCACTAGCCACTTGAGCCGCAGAATTTCTACTAGTCTGCCAATCAACAGCATTAGCACCCCTAGCGTTACCGCCTACTGTACTGGATGTAGTAGCTTGTGCTTGTAGTGCGCCTGTTCCTGCTGGAGAAACATAAAGAGAACCATCTGATTGAAGTCCTAGTCCTGCTACTCCACTAAAGGATAGGGTAGGAGTTCCGTAAACTGCTGTGGTTGTTGTGGGGATGTAAGTGTTGGTTACAGAACCAATTTCTACTTGCGGTGCGGCTACAGTTACAGTTTGACTTGTACCAGTAAAACTAAAAGAAGTTCCATTTTCTGACATAAACAAGCCCAAATAAAATGAGCCAGCCACAGCAGTAAATGTAATTGAGCATCTATACCAACCTGATGCACCTGTAACAGGAGTAATAGAATACGATGTTGGTGCATTATTCATATTTGCAGAAAAAGCACCAGTCGCTAAATTAAATATTACTCCTTGTGTTCCGCTTTGAGAATAAACACCAATATAATTTGATGTTCCAGCTTTTGCATAAACACTATAAGTATATTGAAATGCACCTAAAGTTAATGTTTGATAAATATAATGAGTTGTGCTTGCACCAGTACCATCATTTAATAAAGTTGCAGTAGTTCCGCTAAATGGGTCTGTTTGACCTGTTGTCTGTGTTGCGCTACTTAACGCCCAAGTAGATGCAAAATTACTAGACTGTAATAATAAATTCTCACCAGTACCTTTTAATACTTCTGTCTGTCCTGTAATAGTAGTAAATGTACCAGCCGCAGGGGTTGTTGCTCCGATGACTGTGTTGTCAATTGTGCCGCCAGTACGAGCTAAGGTTGTGCCGTTATAGGTTAAAAGAGGAACTCCACCTAATACACCAGCATTGTTGTATTGAATCTGGGTATTTGTGCCGCCGATTGTAGGCGTTGAGCCAGAGTAGCCAGAATAACCAGAGTAACCGCTAATTCCAGAATAACCAGATATACCGCTTGCACCTACAGCACCAGAATAACCGCTATATCCCGAAATTCCACTAAATCCAGAATAACCAGATGTTCCAACTGCGCCAGAAGCAGTAATTGTCCAATTGCTAAAAGATGCTACCCCATTCACATAAGTCATATTGACTGTTAGTGAAGTCCCTGTAAATGCGGTTATTAAGCCTTCCATAAATTGAGATGGCACAGATGTAGAAAATACTCTGACATATTGCCCAACAGCAAAAGCTGTAGTAGAAGCATCTAAATTGGTAGTAAAAGATTTGCTACCAAGACTTAATGAATTTGACCCAGTTGCAGTTAATCCATAATAACCTAAACCAGAATATCCACTAAAACCACTTATGCCCGATGCGCCAGAAAAGCCAGACAGTCCAGATGCGCCATTAATTCCGCTGAAACCAGAAATGCCAGAATAACCACTAAAACCAGAAATGCCTGAACCTGAAAATCCAGAATAGCCAGAAACACCAGAACCACTATAGCCAGAAATGCCACTAAAGCCACTATATCCAGAAATGCCAGATGCGCCAGAATATCCATTTTGTCCACTTAATCCTGAATAACCGCTAATACCGCTATAGCCACTAAATCCTGAAATTCCAGAATATCCTGAAAACCCACTTATACCGCTTTGTCCAGGTGGCCCAACAATTTGACCGACATTGACCCAACTTGATCCTTCCCAAACATATAGATCGCCATTGGAAGAAACAATATAAGCATCATTAAGATTGCCTGTTGGTGGAAGATCGGCTGGAGTTGCTACTGTGCCAATAATATTTATGGAAGTACCTTGCTGACCAGAATAGCCTGAAAATCCTGATTTACCACTATAGCCAGAAATTCCAGAATAACCAGAGAATCCGCTTATTCCACTATATCCAGAATATCCTGATGTAGATGCTCCAGACTGTCCAGAAAAGCCACTATAGCCGCTATAGCCACTTGTTCCTGATCCAGAATAACCCGAAAAGCCACTAAAACCGCTTATACCGCTTCCAGAATACCCAGATATACCTGAATAGCCAGAAATTCCGCTAAAGCCACTATAGCCCGAATAACCGCTATAACCAGATGTAGAGGCACCCGACATTCCAGAGTAACCGCTGTATCCAGAATAACCGCTTGCGCCCTGTGAACCAATTAAGCCACGATCAATTTTAATGGTTTGATTAGGTGGAGTTGTAACCTTAACTGTCTGCCGTGCTTGTGGCACTACAGTTACGGACACATTATTTTGATCCGTTACATTAACTTTTATGCCCATGATTACTCCACCACTTTCTGATTAGCTCTTAATTTGTTTCTAAGGGCTAAATCTGGTCTTTTTCTGCCTTGCATGGGATTTGTACCGCCATTAGCATAAAATTTTTTCATAGAAATAGATTTTTTTAATTTAGTTTCTGCATTTTTTGATGGGTTTAAATCACCAGCAAGTTTTGGATTAGGTTTGCCAGTCTTACATTCCGATATTCTTCTTTTTGTTTGTTCGGATTTTGGCTTGCCTTTCATTCTTTCAGAAACTTTGGCTTTAAATTCATCACTTCTTTTTACGCCAGTTGCGCCACCTTCACCACCATCTGACATATTTGCTAATTGATAACCCATATCTTTAAAACAAGATATAAGTAATTTTTCATGGTCTAAGGCTTCTTGCTCTGTTTTCCAATGCGCCAAAATACAAACTTTATGACCATACTTATTTGCTATTCTTTTCCAGAATAGATTTCTATTATATGAATCATAGGCTCTTTTTTCATTGCCTTTACCAATATAGAAAATTTGGTTTGTGTCATTTCTAGTATGACAATAGGTTAAATATCCCATATCATTCGACCACAATGCCATCAGAGCGGATCAAAAACAACAAGAAGATGATGTAATCATTTGCGGGGTTTGATTCTGATGCGGGAAAACTAATTTTGATGCGACCAGAATAAGCAACACAGTCTTGTGCGCCAATATCTAATTCTGGATCATCAGACATTAATCCCCAGGTTGAATCGTTAATAACTAAAGTAAATTTGCCTTGTGCGGCAACTTCATTTGTAATAGTAAGACTGATAGGCGTTG